GCTCGTCTGGGATTGTCACCACTTTTCACTGGTGCTTTTAATGTGCCACCAGTTTGCTTTTTATAACTGGCACGACCTCTAGCATTTAGTCCACCTTTAGGATTCTGTCCTTCTTTTCTTTGCCATGCAGGTGTCTTAGCCATATCGAACCTTTTTGAATATTAATGTTTGTATAAGACCACTGTCAGTATAAACATATGACTTTTTGGACCCCCATGTCAAGTTAGGTCTATGCTCACAGATATATTACCCTGTACTAATGACATTGACTTTTCTACTGGCTTGTAACCTGCTCTATCCAGTATGTCTTTACTAGCTTCAAGCTGTACGTATTCGGACTTAGCACTACTCGCTAAGTCCAATACCTTCCTTGAAGCTATCGTAGCATTTAATCCTATGCTCTGCCTTATACATTGTTGCATATACTCTTGGACATGAGGCAACCTCAAAGTCTTACTGGCTGTCACTCTTCCTGCTTCGCCTTCTGCATATCCAGACTTTGAACTTGCCTCTTTGATGCTACAACCTAATGCTACGATCGTATCAACTAGTGTCTTCTGTTTCTTAGTGAGTCTTATCTGTTTTAACAAGAGAACCCCCCTTACCCCCCTTTTATGGATTAGCTAATTTCATATGTCAAGGGTATTCTAGTTCTCTTGTTAAATCAATGACTTACGTCATTGGACTCACTTATCACAGACAGCCACTATATTGATACGTGCCACTTTGTAACGCCAAAGTGGACAAAACTATATTCTTCCAGTCCATTGCGACAAGGCTTAGGGTAGAAGAACTACATTACAGCAAGACATTCGTCATGCCTACATTTCGTTATTCTACCTTTCGTCAACAGAACACACCTTGACGAATGTTGCTTCAGAATACAATGCCACTTTATAAAAGTGTCAGACCCACAAACATAATGTGTCGCACGTGTGCGACGGTACACACACACGAAAGTATATTATATCATTAGATGATGACTACCCAACAACCTCATGCGGAACACACACGCACTTTCTAAAAAATAAGCGTAATGATATGCCAAGGCAAAGCAAAGTTTTGCTTTGGTCATATCTATCACCTAGATTTTTTAGAAACTACTGTCGTTCCTTTGTTCTTTTCATTTGTCAAAATAAACACGCAAGAGACTCGTGACCAAACACAAGAGGTGTTTGGACTCGCTTCTTGTTTTGCACAAATGAAAAGTTGCAGGGTAAAGGGGTATCTAAGCATATACTTTGTGTGTGTGTGAGTACTTTAAATTAACTAGTAACTTAATAGGAGATATAAACATGACTAGTAAAAAAGTAGTAAAGTTATCAGGTATAGATACAAATGGTAACATTGTAAATGATGACACAGATAAGATAGTGGATATGATTCTCGATGGTTGTTCTGAGGTCAATTTCAGTAGCTCAAGTGCGAAGTACTTGGGTGATGAGATGACCGAGACTGGTGAGAGAATCCCTAATCCAAGATACAATGCCAACTTCTTGTATCGCTTTGGCAACTATTGTAAAGATGACGAATGGAATCTTAACAACAGCATTGAGAAACTCAATGATGCTCAAGCCAAAGCTCTACAAGAAGAAGAGATGAATGGCAAGGAGTCAATCGTGGCTCTACAGCACAGAAAGTCAGAGGCTTACTGGGCAGAACGAATCAAGACTGATGAGTTCTTCCTTGCCATTCATGCTCAACTGTTCGAGCTTACTACTGGTCATACTTGGTCAGGTAGCAAATGGTTCGCCGATCACAAGGCATGGCTCAAGGGTTACTCACCGAATGAGCCACAGAGAGTATCTGGTAAACAAGATATCCTCAATAGGAGAAAGTAATTACAACCACAGAGAGAGCTTCGGCTCTCTCTTTTTTTTGTTTGCAGGGGTGTTTAGATTGGCTCAACAATTAGCAGGTTGGCTGCGACAGTTCTGCTTTAACTTATCATTGGAGATAATATCATGATAAATTTTTTCGAAAAATATCCAATAGCAATATATCTTGTGTATATTGTTTTCGTAGCTGTAATGTTTGTAAGCTTTTTGTTTGCACTCATTGCATTAACTTAATGTTCATTAGGAGGTAAAAATGAACCACATGACTCAACTCGCAAAACTAATAGACAAACAAGGTGACTATGACTTTCCAATAGACACCATATCAATGGCAGGTACATATGATGATGACTGCGAAACAAAGCTAGTCAAATGTCCTGACAAGATGATGATTGTTCGTGCAGATACAATGGAATATCTTGGCAGTCATTCAATATCATACAGACCAGTGACTCATCAAGAGGTACTTGATCCTATCATTGATATAGCAGACAGTCTCAAGACACCATATGTTACACAGATCAATATGTTAGACAATGGTGCTATGATGGACACACGATTGATATTCAAAGAGATATGTTTTGATGATCCTGCATTACAAGACTATGTTGCATTTCAGATATCAGTTCGTAACTCTTACAATGGTGTGTGGTCAGTTATGATACAAGCTGATGGTTTACGAATGTTCTGCAATAATAAATGCACAACACCTGATCCAGTTGCTAACTTCAGGCTTAAACATAATGGTCACTTCAAGTATAACTTTCAGCATCTGAAACAATCAGTAGATTTGTTTCGTAGTAATGAAGATAGATATCGTGAATGGTACAGAACACCAGTCAGAGATGAAGATGCAGACGATATGTTTTCAAAACTTACTTGGACAACAAAGCCAACAGTTGATGGTAAGTATCGTAACGAAACTCAGTATGCTAAGTTGCAACAGCACTGGGGTGAATATCAAAGTAGCATTGGTAAAAACAAGTGGGGTCTTTACAATGCAGTAACACATTGGATATCTCACCCTGAAAATGTCAGTAGCACCAACAAAACTATTGTAGAACGTAACAATAAAATGGTAAGCTATATGAAAAGACCAATGTCAATATTCAACTAATGGAGGTTAAGTTGATTACATACACTACAGCAGAACTAAAAATGTGCGAATCGTATGCACGGATCGCACACCCAGCAGACTACAGAGAAATGTTTGACCACATTTGTGATGTATCTAAACCATATGGCAATGAACACCCTGAAGTTTGGATTAACAAAATGACTGTCAAAACTACCAAAATATGGGAACAAAATCACCCTGATCTACAAGCATCAAAAATGATTGAAGATATTTTGTATGACAGTGAAATCAAACATATGAACTTTAGTTAGGCTAGTGCGAAACACAGTCAAATATCAACACAAAGCTCTAATAGATAAACTAACAAACCTGCGGCAGGAACGTAAGCTGTCGCAGGAAAAGTTAGCACTCACTATTGGTGTTGATACTAAATTGTTTGGTCAATGGGAGCGTAAACTTGTTGAGCCAAAACTATTTAACCTGCTATGTTGGTGTGAAGCATTGCAGGTATATTTAACTATATCAAATGATGATGGAGAATTTTAATGCAAAAATTTTTAAGTATGGCTGAAGTAAAAGCTAAAATAAATCCTGATGAAAATTTATTTTCAAGATCAGAGTTAATAAATATAAAAGTAGCTATGGAGTTTATTCAAGAAAAATTCTATTACGAAAAAGAAGATAAGAAATCTACTACGTATAAAAATTTAATGGCTATAAGGGATAAATGTATCAATGCCCTCGAAAAGTAAAATCAAAGGTAACTATCATGAGAATTGGTTTTTAAAATTATTCCAATCATGGAAGATACCTTGCAAAAAAGTTCCCCTCTCAGGTAGTCTGGGAGGAGAACATACTGGCGATTTAAAAGTTACTATCAACGATAAAGAGTATATTGTTGAAGTAAAATACAGAGCAGTAGATAAATTTCCTAGTGTTTTCAAAGTGTTACAAGGAAAAGATATTGCTTTGTATAAACGTAAGACTGGTGATCCAAGATGGGTTGCTGTAATCCCTGATAAAATTATGGAGGACATTATAAATGGATAACGTAAAAAAACAATTACAAGACTATTATGATCGTGTAGTACAACTTGATGGTCTTAAACATCAAATAGATATTGCAGATGATGTGTCACAGATACAAAGATTCATCAACTACAAAATGAAACCAAAGTTCCAATCAGAAAAAGATCTATGTAATGATATTGCAGTAGAGCTTTGGAATGAGCATTGGAGCAAATACAATGTACCAATTAGATAAAGATTGGCTACCTAGCCAAGAAGTCATGAACAGATACAAGGAGGTTAACCATGACAGAGAAACTAAATACTTCAAACATTTCTACATTAAGAACCAATATCGAAGATCCAACTGGAATCAAGAGTATTGCAAATGGTGTGACAAACAACTTAGTCGCAAAAGAAATAATACAAAAGTACTCAGAGAAACCAAACAATCACACAAGGACGATTCGTTCTACTATCGAATCATTGCTGAACTGTCAGATAAATGAACGAGTAAATAATTCGTATACTTTTTTCAGATGGGATATGCCTTGCATATCTGATGTAGCTGATGCACTTGTTGCTCGTGAAGAATCAGTGACACAACTAATGCGATACTGTATGTCAGTAGCAGATCCAAAAGATATTGAGAAATGGATTGTGGAAGTAATGGTATGCACAACAAAGCAGTCAGCACTAACAGAAAAAGACATGGCACTCAAAGCTCGTGTATATGCAGGTAAGTTGTCACACATACCTGCGGACATACTCAAGTATGCTTGTGACCAGATATGTTTGAACAGCAAATTCTTTCCATCACTGGCAGAGATTTATGAGTTTGTTCAACCAATGCTTTACTATCGTAAGTCATTGGTTGAGTCAGTGTCACAACAATTATTATCAGCAAAAGGAGTATGATATGCCTTCAGATGAAAAGTGGAGAATGCAATGTGCATTGAATACAGTATCAATGATGACTGTAGATGAGTTTCAAACTCAATTAGAAAAACATAAAATAGAATGTAACACTATGGATAATTATGTTTTTGATTTAGCCAAAGCAATAAAGGAGAGTAGTAATGGCAAATAGATGTGCAAGTTGTGCTACTGATGAACAAGTACAATTCTATGACAAAGGTCAAACCCAATGGGGAAAATTTAGAATTGGTTGGGATTTATGTGTGCATTGTTATGATCGTGAAGTTAATATGGAACATGATAGACAG